AGCCTCAGGAAGGATCAGTTTACCGTCTACACGTTGACTTGCAAGGAAACCAACTTGACCAGTGGTTGCAAATAGCTCATTTAAACGCTTGAAAGAACGTCCTTGTCTGTCCGCAATCCAGTAGTAGCCAAAGTCACCAAATGCGATGGTCTTTGCCCCAGCCTCAATAATTGGCGCATAGGCTGAAGTATATACTGGACGGTTTAGCAATGTATCTGGAGTACCCGCAGTCAGCGAAGGCTGCCATAGATATTGGCCCTGTCCGTCTTTTAGTTTACGGATTGCTTTCACCGTTGCATCATTCATTAAGAACACTGCATTTTTTCTGTATGGTGCTTTTAATGAGTAGACAAGATCGATAATCTCATCTGCTGTAATAGCTGTAGCCGAACCTGCAGTAATCCCAAGTTGTGCTCCACCAGTAGCATTGAAAATGCCTGTAGGTTTTCCATCAGCATCTCCAACAAGAAATGCTTCCTCTTCCTTTGCTCCAATTCTTCTGGCAAACTCAGTGGAAATATAGCTTTCAAGATTAAATACACTATCATTTAAGAGTTCATCCGAGACTTTGATCATCGTACCCAACTTATATGCACCAATGGAAGTCTGACCAAATACAGAATCACTCTCATCAAATTCCTCGCCTTCATCAAGCCAAGCCGCAGTTCCTTTGGTCACTACAACAGGAATTTTTCTGTCACCGCTTGAGGTCTGAATAATTTTTGCCAGCTTACGGAACACATTTTCTTCCTCAAGGGTTTGAATTAGGGTACGTTCAAATTCATCTGGAACAAGATATCCACCCTCAGAATCAGTTCCTACAGAGAGGGAATTGAGTACATCATGTCTAGGATTTTTGCTTCGCATGACATTCCAGAATGCCTTCTTATAATCATCACTTGCTCTTCCAGTCTTTGTTTCCATCCCTGGAATATTTGGTTTTCCAGTAAGAGGCATATTCACAGGTTTGTTAAGTTCTGCTTCAAGTGCCTCTTGGCGTTCCAGTCTTGTGATTTCCTTTCCAAGATTAACAATGTCCTCTTCCATTCTGTCGTAGGTTACCGCATCCTCCGCAGAAACAAGCCCGTCACTGCCACGTTTTGAATCAAGAAATGCCTTTGCCGCTTCCCATGCTTTTGCACGTTTTTCACGCAGTTCAAGAATTTTACTCATTTTGATTTCCTCCTAATATTTTAATAAATTAAGCCGCTCATAAAGCGGCTCGGTTGATTGTTTGACAACTGGTTTCTTAAGCTTATCCATTAATGAATTGGTCACTGCTCTTCGGCTAAACACAAAACTATCTTGCACAGTACTTTCTCCAGTTCTAAACATGATGTCATCAGCAAAACCAAGCTCAATCGCTTTATTGGCATTAAGCCATGTTTCTGCATCCATCAGATGGGATAGCCTTGTTCGTGATAAACCGGTTTTCAGTTCATAAGCATTGATGATACTTTCCTTTACTTCATCTAACATTTGCATTGCCTTTTGCATCTCCTCACTATCACCAATGGCTATGGTGAATGGGTTATGGATCATCATGAGTGAGGTTGGTGACATCAAGACTTCTGTTCCTGCCATTGCAATGACCGATGCGGCTGATGCTGCAATACCGTCAATTTTTACAGTGACATTGCCCTTGTAATCCATCAGCATGTTATAAATCTGTGATGCTGCGATACAATCGCCACCGGGAGAGTTGATCCAAACAACAATGTCTCCTTCGCCACTCATAAGCTCTGCTTTAAAAGCTGCAGGAGTAACATCATCTTCAAACCAACTCTCCTCTGCAATTGCACCGTTAAGGTAGAGGGTTCGTGTTTGTGTATCTAAATCACGCACCCAGTTCCAAAACTTTTTCATTTGGCTGTTTCCTCCAATCCTTCTTTATTTGCAAATATGCCCGCATCCGCCAGTTTGGTCATATTGCCGTTAATTAGGTATAAATCTCCTCCAAGCTCAGGTGGAATTCGGTCTAGGTTCTCAAGCTCCCTAATATCATTGGCACTCATCCATCCGTTTTGTCTGGCGGTTGCATAGCCGCTCATTCGAGAAACATAATCTCCACGAAGCAGACCATCTACGTTAAACTTGGAAAAATACTGCTTCTTTTCATCTGATCTTAAAAGCGCTCTGCTAATGGCCTGCTCCCACCGAATTACCCAAGGGTCCAAGGTGTATTTCACAAACTCCAGTGATTGTTGTTCAATATTAGAAAAGCTCGACTTTTCCAAGTCTCCAACCATATGTGGAGGTACGCGGAAAATTCGAGCGATTTCATTGATTTGAAATTTCCTTGTTTCTAAAAACTGAGCTTGCTCCGGCGAGATACCAATTGGCTGGTATTTCATGCCTTCTTCAAGTACTGCTACGCGATGAGAGTTGCTACTCCCTTGATAGGCTGCATTCCAACTTTCCCTTACTTTCTGAGGGTCTTTAATGGTGCCAGGATGTTCAAGTACCCCTCCTGGTGCTGCCCCATTAGCAAAGAACTTAGCTCCATATTCCTCACATGCTATTGCCATACCTATAGCATTCTTAGCCATAGCAATCGGCGAGTAACCCACAAGACCATCAAAGCCTAAACCTGGAATATGAAGTACATCGCTTGGTCTTAATGTAACCGCCACACCGTTCATCGTTGGTGCATCATCGGAATACCTGGTGTAAGAATAATAGAGATTTCCACTGGAATCTCGATCCACAGACATTCGATTTGGCATTAGTGGATACAGTGCTATGACTTCACCTTTGCCGTTTCGAATAATCTGAGCATAGGCATTGCCCCATAATAAAAGATGAGTCATCATCGTCTCGCGGAAAACGAAAGAACTCATCTCTGGATTTGGCTCATCATGTAATAAAAAATATAGCGGATGAGAAAGTGCCTTCTCCTTACCGCCGCTATCGGTGTATTTATATAGGTGAAGGGGAAGCCCTGCCACAGCCTCTGCTAATATCCTCACGCAGGAATACACTGCAGTCATTTGCATGGCTGTATGCTCATTAACAGGCTTGCCGCTTGTCGAGCCGCCAAAAAGGAAACTATAGTTGCTCCCTGCAGTTCGATTTTGTGGTTTGTCACGTGCTTTAAAAATATTTGTAAATAGCCCCATCTGCATCACTCTCCTCTCCTAAAACACGAGTAGTCCCCGACCGTCATAAACCGAAGCACTCGTATCATTGCCACAACGAATTGCTCTATCCAGAGCCATAATAGTGGCTACAGCACCATCTATTTTTTCTGTTGATTTCTCTTTATCTGGCTTAATATTACCCGCCGGATCAGTACGAATAAAAATATTATCCATCATCCATCTAAGAACGGGATGTCCACCATGTGCGACCTTTTCCTCCAAGGTTAGTTTCATAAGTTCCTTGGTTGGCGGACTCATGTCTTTAAATCCCTGTCCAAAAGGAACAACGGTAAATCCCATACCCTCAAGGTTTTGTACCATCTGAACTGCACCCCAGCGGTCAAAGGCAATCTCTCGAATATTATATTTCTCACCAAGACTTTCAATAAACTTCTCAATGAAACCATAATGCACAACATTGCCTTCAGTAGTTTTAAGATGTTCTTGCTTTTCCCATACATCATAGGGAACATGGTCACGATTTACTCTGAGATTAAGGGTTTCTTCCGGTAACCAAAAATAGGGAAGAACAACATATTTGTCATCTTCATCTTCCGGTGGAAACACGAGTACAAAGGCTGTTATATCTATGGAACTTGAAAGGTCTAGACCGCCATAGCAAACTCTTCCAAATAAGTCTTCTTCATTTACGGCAAAAGCACATTTATCCCACTTATCCATTGGCATCCATCTAACTGCTTGTTTGACCCATTGATTAAGTCTTAACTGCCTAAATGTATTCTCTTCTGCAGGATTTTGCTTTGCAGATTCACAAGCGGCTTTTACCTTGTCGATTCCCACTGTAATCCCTAGGCTTGGATTTGCTTTTTTCCATACTTTTGGATCAGTCCAATCATCAGATTCGTCTGCTCCATAAATAACTGGATAAAATGTAGGGTCAACCTTTCGCCCTTCCAAGAGGTCTTTCGCTTTTTGATGTGTCTCATAGCAGATAGATTTGGTGTCTGACCCTGCAGTGGTAATAAGAAAATACAGCGGTTGGGTTCTTGCATCACCAGAACCCTTGGTCATAACATCAAAGAGTTTTCTATTGGGCTGGGTATGAAGTTCATCAAAAACAACACCGTGTATATTAAAACCATGCTTTGAATAGGCTTCAGCTGAAAGCACTTGATAAAAACTATTTGTCGGCTGAAAAACAATACGCTTTGTTGCCGACAGGATCTTAACTCGTTTACTAAGTGCTGGGCTCATACGCACCATATCAGCTGCAACTTCAAATACTATCGATGCTTGCTGACGATCTGCAGCACAACCATAAACCTCCGCTCTTTCTTCACCATCACCACAACAAAGAAGTAGGGCAACAGCAGCCGCAAGTTCTGATTTACCCATTTTCTTTGGTATCTCAATATAAGCTGTATTAAACTGTCTATATCCATTTGGTTTAAGTGTTCCAAAAATATCTCTGATAATTTGCTCTTGCCAATCTATGAGTTCAAAAGGCTTTCCTGACCATTTACCTTTGGTATGGCTTAAGCACTCAATAAAGTTGACCGCATAGTCTGCAGCATCTTTATCGTAATAAGAGTCCTTTGCCATAAAAGCTGTCGGTTTATATTTCTTCAACTTTCTAATATGCGGTCACCTCCCAACAAGCATAAAAATAGACCTGCATCAAGCAAGCCTTATCATTCTATCCATACGAGAAACAGAGCCAACTTTGGCACTGTCCTCTTTTACTATTTAGTTGTGTTCTAGCAATAGGATTGCAAGCGCAATTTCTGCATCCTCATCCACAGGTTCAATGTCCCAGCCCCGGTCATAATTTGCAATAATCTTTCCGTTACGTTTAAGCATCAGCTTAGAGATGCGTCCTTCGTCAATTCCAAATTCCGAGCCTTTCTCATAGCACTTTACCCAATAATGGATGATACTGTCATGAACTTTGATGCTACCTTCTTTCCACATGGCTTTATTCCTCCTTACCGGTCAGAATGAACCTGGAATAAGCCCCAATGTTATCTGCAAGGTAAAGAAGCAACTCGTCATATCCTTCCCTTAGAGCGATTTCCTGTACTTTTCGTACATCAAACATATTGGTTTCACCTGTTTCACGAATAGCATGAATCTGTTGTTTTATCTTATCTGTCATCGTGAATCCTCCTGCACAGGTCTTCGCCAAAAGCGACTGAGAGGCTGGAGCCTGAATCCCAACGCACCATAATAGAACCAATATCGTCAACTCCTACAACTGTTCCTTTTGTACCAATCTTTGGAGCTTGAATATCATCCATCTTTAATAGTTCTACTCGACATCCAACAGGGTACTTCTCACGAAGGTTTAGCAGTTGTTCTTTACTGATTATCCTCATTTTTTACTCCTCCTTTGAATGCCGCAGAACCGGTTAGATTTCTGAGCAATATTTTTCGTTCTTCTTTATACTCTTTGCCAATAAAGCCAAGGCGGAGTAAAAAGCATCTAAATGCGTATTTTTCATTTGGGATTTCCTTTTCTTTTGCAGTAATGCGTTTCTGGTTTCTTGCCATCTCGCAAAGCCCAGAAATAAAATGGTTGTAAGCCTTAACCTCTTCTGGTGTTGGTATTTCTTTAAACCATGGGAATGAAACTTCATCTTCAGAAATTTCAACAGGTAAGTCTTCTGCTTCTAGTGCATGACGGATAAGATCGCCTTTTGCCTCAACAATCGCTTTTAGGTTTTCAAGTGCCTTTTCTGTAAAGCTACTCCTTGGCATTGATATGCAAAGGCTTAAAGCCTCGCTGTCTGCGGTTTTTTTGCCCTCAGTGGTGTTAATTTGTTCCTCTGCGATAAAACCCTCCCTTGCCAAACACTGGGCCACGTTTTCGATTTTTTCGCCATCTGCCTTATCACTAAATTCAAGGTTCCCATTCTTGTCGATGATAAAGGCACCAACCTCATAAGCCATGCTTGGCATTCCAAGGTACTTTGCTTTAACACCTGTGATGTCACTAAGTGCTGTCACTAACCTCTTACGCTCTGACCCTGTTACGTTATAATTAATGATCATGTACAAAACCTCCTTTGTTTTGGTATGTACATATATCACTCTAAAACACTTATTTATCAAGCTTTTTATCGATTATATGGTGGGAAATTATATAAACATTCGCTTACTCATTAGTTTCCTTGAGTTCATCATATCTATAACTGAGTCCATCCCTTTGAACACTTACTTCTTTTGAAGTCCCGACTTGCTCAATATAGCGTTTTACAATAACATCACAGAATTTCTCATCCAGTTCCACTGTGTAGCAAATACGCTCTGACTGCTCACAAGCAATTAATGTACTTCCACTTCCTCCAAAGGGATCGAGTACAATTGTGTTACTCATAGAGGAATTCAAAATAGGATAGGCAAGAAGAGGAATCGGCTTCATCGTAGGATGCTCACCATTTCTCTTTGGTTTATCAAACTCCCATATGGTAGTTTCTTTTCTTCCCGTATACCACTGATGTCTTCCTTTCTTCTTCCAACCAAAAAGCACAGGTTCATGTTGCCATTGATACGGTGAACGCCCAAGTACAAGGGAGTCCTTTTTCCATATACAGCACCCGGATAAATAAAAGCCGGCATCCGAGAAGGCTTTTCTAAAATTAAACCCTTCGGTGTCGGCATGAAATACATAGATGGATGCATCGTCTGCTAATGCTTCTTCAATATTGATAAAGGCATCTAAGAGGAATTGATAAAAGGCATCATTTGTCATATGATCATTTTTGATTTTCCCTGCAGAGCCTTCATAATTTACGTTGTAGGGAGGGTCTGTCACACACAAATTCGCCTTGTTTTTATTCATCAGCAGATCATAGGTTTCTTTTTTTGTGGAGTCACCACATACCAGCCGATGCCTACCTAGCGTCCATACGTCACCAAATTTGCTGATTGCAGGCTTTTTTAATTCTTCATCTACATCAAAGTCATCATCGTGAATCCCATCTTTAATGGTATCTTTAAATAAGTCATCCAGTTCTTTAGGATCAAATCCAGTAAGCGAAACATCAAAATCTGCACCTTGTAAATCAGCAATCAGAAGGGCAAGCTTATCCTTATCCCAATCACCGCTAATTTTATTTAGAGCAATATTGAGGGCTTTTTCCTTTTCCTCATCCATCTCAATGATGACGCATTCGACTTCTGATATACCCATATCAATGAGTACTTTAAGTCTTTGATGGCCACCTACAACATTGCCTGTCACCTTATTCCAGATAACCGGCTCCACATATCCAAACTGCTCAATCGAGCGTTTCAGCTTTTCATACTCTGCATCACCTGGCTTTAAATCTTTACGAGGATTGTATTTAGCAGGAAGCAAGTCTTTTGTATTCTTTTTTTCAATCAACATACCTTTTTACCGCCTCCCTTAGTTCTTTATAGCAATCTAAAAACTCCCAAGAATGCAATCCATATCTGAAATGACCGTAGGTAGCAGTATCCGCATAAATGACATCAGTCAACCTTAACTTTTCGATAATTGCTGCAGGTCTAAGACTAAATACTTCTTGAACCGCACTACAAAGGATACTTTCAGCAACCTTTCCTGTTCCAAATGTATCAATTTCCACAGCAACTGGATCTGCTTTTCCAATTGCATAAGAAATGGCAACCTGGCATCGTTCTGCATACCCACACCAAATAATGTTCTTTGCGATGGCTCTTGCCATATAAGCACCACTGCGATCCACTTTTGTCGGGTCTTTACCGGAAAAAGCACCGCCCCCGTGAGATGCAATGCCACCGTATGTGTCCACCATTATTTTTCTTCCGGTTAATCCTGTATCAGCGGCAGGTCCACCTTCCACAAAGCGCCCGCTTGGATTAATGAGTATCTCCGTTTCATCATCAAATGGATATTTTTCAAAGACAGGCCAAAGCACCTGAGAGATGATTTCATTCCTTAAATCATTTAAGTCTTTATCAGCACCGTGCTGAACGGAAACAACAATGGTCTTGATCCGCTTTGGCTTATCATCTTTATACTCTACTGTAACTTGTGCCTTACCATCTGGACCGATGTTTTTAATAACACCATTCTTCATAACTTTATCCAGCTTTTCACAGATAGCATGAGATAGAACAAGGGGTAACGGCAACTTCTCACTTGTTTCATTGGTGGCATAGCCATAAACTGTGCCTTGATCTCCTGCACCTAGCATGGAATACCAGGAAGTATCGCCTTCACGGGATTCCAAGGCTCTATCAACACCACCTGCGATATCTTTACTTTGCTGATGTACATGGACAAACACGAGAAACTTTCTTGGATTGTAGCCTACGTCAGTCAGTACATTACGAACTACTCGTTTGATATCAATTTTCTTTGAACAGGTAATCTCACCGGCAACAATGATACGTCCTTTGGTTGCCAACACCTCGCAGGCCACACGAGAGGATTTATCTTTTCTCAAACACGTATCTAAGATGCTGTCAGAGATTATGTCACACAATTTATCGGGATGACCTTTACATACACTTTCACAAGTTCTATATTTTTTCATTATCATTTTCCTTTCCTAGCAGATAGTAACCGCTCCATTAAATCATCTTGTGGACTTCTGCCACCAAACTCTACAGAGCAGTTTTCTTTTACAATCTGGTATATCTGATACCAACACTGATTTACTTGTTTCATGTATTCACGGCTCATAGCAACATACGGTGATGCTATGGCTGCTGATGTAGTAGGATGCTTTGCAAGAAATCCATATTCTGAAATACATTCCTCGCACTGAATCCAACGAGAAACGCTCATGGCATATTGCTCGATCAGCTGGTTGTTTACTAACATTTCGCAGCTACGATCTTTTAACCATTTATAGGTTTCTATATAAATATCTTCTGCACAGAGGTCTTTACCGTTTTTCTGAGTCGCCTTTAGATAATCTTTTACTGGAGGAACATCCGTGCCTTCCATTTCTGCTGGCTCCGGTAGTACTTGAGCCCCGTTTAATCTGCCGTCAGTAATTTTATCTGTTAGAGCTTTTGACTTTCTTCCTGCGCCAACACGCTGGCCACCTCTTGCTGTACCGTCCTTTGCCATTTTTCCACCTCACTTTTCTAAAAGTCTTTAATACCCCCTTTGATTTCTGATTTTTACACGCAAGACCCCAGCCCGTTGTCCGCTATAAAAGGTGTAGAGATTTGAACCGCCCCTGGCTCACTTTCTAATCTGTCTATCACCAATTTCTAAATGTATCTTGTTGTGGCAGGACTTACATAAAGACATCAAATTACTTTTGTCATGCGTACCACCTAAAGAAATGGGGAGGATGTGATGTACTTCTTCAGCAGGGGTAAGCCGTCCGTTTTCCTCGCACATCTCACACAAAGGATGTTCCCTGGCATATCTGTCACGGATTCTTTTCCAGGCTCTACCGTACTTTTTATTGACATCCGGTGAACGTTCAAATTTATCATAGCGCCTACGCTCTACTACTCTATGTTCCTCACAGTACCTACCATCGGTTAGATTAGGACAACATGGGGTACTACACGGTCGCTTTGGTCTTTTGGGCATCATTTCACCTCGCTTTCCGGGCATAGAAAAAGCCCTGCGAGGAATTCCCACAAGGCTTGGTAAATATTTATATTTTGCTGATTATATACTAACACAAATGCAATAGTGGTATCTTGTTGCAAAGTGTTGCAAGTTGTGCAAGCTATATTTTAATAGGATCTTTAGGAAGAGTTACATGGTTAAGAGCTGCATTATGCCATCTGTAGACTGTTGTTCTATCGGCATTAAGTTCATCGCCAATTTGCTCCCAGGTTAGGTTATGAACATACCGATACCGTAATACCATGCGCTCATCAGTGTCTGGAACTTCGTTTATAACACGCCTTATCTGCTCCTTGAGTGCTACAAGATTATCTACTTCCGTGTTTATTTTTCTTTCCAAATCCATAATCCGCTCCAAACACCTTACAAACCTGGCATCGGCATTTTGTGAGGTTTGAACTTTTTCATCCCAACTTGGTGATGATACACTTGTTGCCATTTCTCTTAAGGATTCCATTTCTTCGATGTCTGATTGTATTCTTTTATCAAGCCTGTAAGCTTGGTGTAAATATTCCTTTACTTTCATATCTCTCTTACCTCCGATTTTAATTTTTTGATTAGGATGTTCCCATCAACAGAGGTAAGTTCTCTATACCAATCAGAGCGGAAGAACCTCTCCACCTCGTTTTTCATTATTTTAGCCGGCTCATAGTTTGGACGCTTTTTAAGTTTCTTTAACGCAGACCTATAATCCTTAACTGCCATTAAAATGATAGCATTGGCTAAGTTTTCATAAGGTGTGGTCATCGCATCACCTCCAACTTTGCCTTTACAGCATCAATAAGAGAGGCTTGTGTTTCTTCTTTTTTTGTAAGAGCAGTCATTACATCTTCATCAATAGTACCCTTGGTAATTATGTGATGGATAATAACTGTCTCATTTTGACCTTGCCTGTAAAGTCTGGCATTGGTTTGCTGATATAATTCTAAAGACCAGGTAAGTCCGAACCAAATAAGTGTCGAACCACCGCTTTGAAGATTAAGACCATGTCCTGCACTTGCTGGATGGATCACAGCGATAGGGATATTTCCGTCGTTCCAATCTTCAATATCCTTCGATGCTTTTATTTGCCTCACCGAAAATCTATTCTTAATTCTCTCTAAATCGTGTTTGAACCAATATGCAACAAGGACAGGTTTGCCATTTGCGCCTTCAATTAAATCTTCCAGTGCATCAAGTTTTTTGTCATGGATGATATGTGTCTTGTTTTCACTATCATAGACAGCACCGTTTGCCATCTGTAGAAGTTTTCCTGAAAGCACAGCAGCATTAACTGCATCAATCTCCTCATCACCTAATTTCGTGACCATATCATTTTTAAATTTAGAGTATATGTTCCATTCTTTTTCATTCAGATAAACAGACACTTCATTTACGATGCATTCAGGCATTTTAAGATAGTCTATGGATTTCATGGAAATCGTAATATCAGATATCTGCTTATAAATTTTGTCCTCAGCACCAGGCAGTGGTTTATATGAAAATATAACCTGTGCATTACGTTTATCCGGAGTGAAGTAAGTATTGCGGTAGTGAGTGATATATCTGCCAAGTCTTTGACCTAAGTCTAGAATGCGAAACTCTGCCCATAAGTCCATTAAGCCATTACTCGATGGAGTTCCTGTAAGACCTACAATTCTATTAACAGATGGTCTTACTTTTAGCAGACTTTTAAACCGCTTTGCTCCATAGGATTTAAATGATGACAACTCATCAATGACCACCATATCAAAATCAAAGGGAATGCCGCTTTTGTTAACAAGCCAATCTACATTTTCACGATTGATGATATACATTGTTGATCTTGTCATAAGAGCATCGATTCTTTCTCTTTCTGTTCCAACGGCTACAGAATAGGATAGACCTTTCAGATGCTCCCACTTTTTAATTTCAGAAGGCCAAACCATAGTTACTCTTAAAGGAGCAACAACAAGTATTCTTCCAACTTCAAACTTATCAAGAGCAAGATCATATATCGCTGTAAGAGAAATAATTGTTTTTCCTAAACCGCAATCTAAAAAAACGGCTGATACTGGTTTATTTTTGATAAAATCAATACAGTATGTTTGATAATGATGTAACTTACTTCGATTTAATAAACTTTCCATAGTTGTCACGCTCCTTTTTTGCCGCATGAATTTTTGAATGCTCTGATTTGCTGAGAACTACCAAATTTTCAATGCGATTATTATGATGATTAAAATCAATATGATGAACTTCTTCATCCATAGTTAATACTCGCCCTAAAGTCTCTTCCATAATTCTTCTATGAATAGGAACACCTTCAACAAGTGGACTATAGCCACAAACTCCTGTCCATCGCTTAAAGTTTTGTCCACATTCTGGTCTGCAAAAATTACGGTTTGATCGATTAACATCAGATCGTTTTTTCTCAAATTTTTTATCACACCAGTCACACCTTACCGTCATGCGTTTTGTTTTATATTTGTTGGCACATCCTGTTGAACAGAAGAAGTGGGTATTTCGTTTCTTGTGATGCCCCAGGTATTCAAATTCACTACCACAATAATCACAAATTTTTAACCTTTTTAATCTGAATCGTTCTGCATTTGCTTTTCCTAAGCATATTCTTGAACAATAGTTGTGCTCTTTTACAGTTGAAGGCTTTCTTTTGATTGTTTTCCCACACCAATCACAGTTGATTTTCAATGGCATACAGTATCCCTCCAATCTGCCCTACACTATCAATGCAGTAAACCAAAAATCCTAACGCTTCCAGTTGTGTTTTTCGCTTTACTTGCAGTGGACGCATCTTTTTGCCTGGTGCCTTTAATTCAACAAAGGCCATTCTTCCCATAGGTAAGAGTACAATGCGATCTGGCACACCATCTAACCCCGGACTAACAAACTTTGGTGCGATGCCTCCCAGCTCTTTCACTGTATTTACCAATTTTTGCTCTATATATTTTTCAGTCACTTTTTTACCTCCCATTTGACACAAGAACACAAAATCACAAGCGTTTCCCTATATTTACTAACGCGCGTGTACATGCACAGGTATCTACTATCTACTTTTAAGAAAAAGTATTTTGAATATAAGGGAAAAAGTTGTGTTGTGTCGCATTCTTGTGTTCTCTATCCACCATAATGATATAGTCGCTGCCTACCATAAATCGGCAAACGCTTAATACTACTGGTTCGTTCCCAACCGGCAATCTGGGCCATAAGTGCTGCGATCTGATAACTGTCGGTAGTCTTTAATTCTGGGAGACTACGATTAAAGCATTCACACCAAATTTCTGCATTGCTTACAGATGTTCGTGCAACAGTGCCTGTATGCTTGGCTCCACCAAATTCGCTACCGCTTAGGTAATTCCTACGGGCAAATAAGTCCATACTATCCCAATCATCTGGAAGTAGAGTATTTAGGTATTCTTCAACCATGCCAACACGCTCATCAGCCTCCATCGCACCTTTCTGTGCTTTTTCAGCCTCCTCTAAAACATCGCCCTCGAGGTATAGTTTTTCACCCGATTTCCATATTTCTTTAGCTTCGGCCCAGAACTGCTGCCTATATTCCTCTGTAAAATTCCAGGTCTTCTTCTGCCTTTTCTGATGTACCTTAATAATCCAAAAGCGGCGGTTTCCTGTGATGTCACGTAAATATCCACGCTCACCATTTACCGTTGCAATGACGATGCACTGTCTAGGATGGCTTTCTACAACTCTTCCATAGGACGGTCTGTATTTATCATCTGAAGTTGAGAGGAACGCTTTTACTTTTTCAATATCAGCTTTCTTCATTCCAGCAAGTTCACCGATTTCAACCACCCAGAATCCCTGCAGTTTTTCAGCACCAGACTTATCATCCATATCAGTAAGAGATAATGTTTCAGAGTAGAATTCTGCTGTTACAAGGTCTTTAATGATGGTGCTTTTCCCAATACCCTGATCACCATCAAGCACAGGAACACAGTCAAACTTAATTCCAGGAACATATATACGTGCAACAGCCGCTACAAAGGTCTTTCTGGTCACTGTGCGTATATACTCGGTATCATCTGCCTGGAGATATTTGATAAAAATATCTTCTACACGTTTTACTCCATCCCACGCAGGAAGGGAATCAAGATAATCCCTTATAGGATGGAATCTTCTATCATCAGCAACCTTAGTAAATGCAACATCGTGGTTTCTGCTTGTAAACGGAAGGTAGCGAATATCCATAATGGACTTAAGCTGGGCTGTGTCGGCATCTCTCCAAAATACGTTACCTTCTGGTCTTTCCCATGGTAGTGATCCCGTGACCTGGATACGGTTCGACAGCTCGTTATATGCAAAGTTCTTGAAATCGGGGTCATGATTAAGAATAAGGTTTAAGTTGTATACGCTGTTTTCCAGTAAACTTGATCTAGGCTGATACCTAAGTCTTGACTTCCAATCATCTCCACTGTCAGTGAAATCCACTTCAGCCTCTGCTAGTTTTTCATTGGTAGCAAAGACTTTTACCTCATCAATTTTCATAGCAAAATCACACATATTCTTAAAGGACTTCTTATCATCCTCATCACCAAATTTATGGATACGAACGATGTCAAAGGCATTGCATAATTTTAGGTATGCCGGGTCCTTGGCATGATGGCTATACACGAACTTGCCACCTTCTTTGATTTCAACTCCAGCCATACTGCTTGACTCTATAAAATGGTAGCGGCCCTCATTTTCTGTAGGCTCGTAGACGTCTGATAAAAATGCATCGATTGCTTTTGTAACAGGGAAATAAACTCTATTAAAAAGGCCCACAACACCCTCCTTCGCAAGAGGGTCCTGTACCTTCTCATGCGAAACTGTATTTGCCTTGCTCTCCCTAGATGAAGTCGGAAGTCTTGTAGGATCAGTCCATTCGGGATGGGCTATTAAAATATCATCTGGATTAAGCCAAGTTTTGTCTACTTCCTTATATACAAATTTTCCGTTAGATGGAGTGCTTGGCCAGTACATCAGCTGGTTTGGTAGATAGGAGCATTCATCGAAATAATCCATGCCAAGCATCTGTGCTAAATATCTTGAAACTGCTACAAATTCCTCTGAGGTTACATCTCTTGTTAGGGGAAAAATAAGACGCACCCGTGGATTTTCTTCTGTGCTACTATGGGTTGAATAAAGAACAGAGGTATATGCAGCATTCGATTCATAGTTTTCAAGAAATTCTTTATTAATTTTGTCACCATCTAAAGCGATCATTGATCGAAGTTCCACAGTATCGTTTTTTCTGCGACCACCTTTTAATACACCTGCAACAAAGCCACCATGGTCTTTTGCATTATCCTTTTGACCTTTACTGAACTTGGCATATTCTTCAGCTGATTCCGTGGTCCTAATTGGAGTCTTCAATCTATCTTTTAGCGCATCAAAAGTGATTTCTTTGTTGACCCACTTCTTTGCCTGTCGGCTGTTCCCATAAGCAATGGCTAATTTTCTCAACTTAATAACCTCCTTTCAAACGAGGTCTTTGTCCATGTTCAAATCTTGCCTTAATTACTTTTATTTTTTTCATAAAGCCTCTACCTCCTCAAAATCCTTATTGAAATATCTGACCGGTTGTCTACGTTTCTTTGCCTTTTCTATTTCAATACTCATGCCTTTTGAGATAACATCACCAAGTACCCAGACTTCCTGGCACTTGCCCATAAGGATGATGTCCATGAAAATAGCGAGATCACGTTCTTTCTCATTACTGTCATCCATGAAAGGGAATAGAAGGTGCGGGGTCAGTGGGATACATCCACGATTGAAAGCAAATTCTGCAAACTGAGTGGCTTTTAATACATTTTCCTTAACAGCCCCGTGAAAAGGGGCGCATATATAAACCAAAGGACGGAAGGCAGGTTTTGACGCTGCCTTTTCCTTTTTTACTATATTAGTTAGTGCTTCATGCGGAGTAGGGTCATAGTATCCTTCAGCATTGAATTTATTTATGTTCATCACAGCTACCTCCGGCTCTAATTTTTTTACTACATTCGCTACAATATACTGAAGTACCAAATAAATCACTTTCACCATCACCTAGGATTTCTGCAATATCCACCATTACTTCAACATCACACATCGGGCAATGGCAAAAAACATTCTCATCTGTTATTTCAATAGATATCTCCATGGAATCATTCAATCTTTCTTTCACATAAAACATAGTAAGAGCCCTCCTTAATTCTTCTCTATTTTGGTTTTGTACCATTCCAAGTAACGCTTGCGCTGCCCATAATCTGGAACAGCTACTAACAAACCAACATCTACTTTTTGTAATATGTCTAGCATTGTAATCTGCTCATCAGATAAGTAAGGTCGAATGCTTTTTCCTTTTGCAATTCCATTTGCTAATCTAAACTGCTTTGCCGTCATTCCAATAACGATGCGATTTAACATATCGCATTCATTACTGAAGTGGTATGGCTTTGGATTTTCATGAAGTAACTTAATGTTGTCTGTCAGCAAAGGGAACTCCTTACGAGCCGAAACAAGGGTTTTAATGAACTGCTCCATTTCATTAAAGCGTTTGATGTATAACTCTTTGAACTTCATTGCTTTCTGCCCTGTATATCCCATAACCAACATAGTGAATCCATCACGAGTCATGGCATAAGCCTTTTGCTTTCTGTTCCAACCATCCGTGTATGAGGTCGGCTCAAAATTGAGCTGAGCAAATTCTGTGCTTAACCCAGATTTGGGGTCAGTGATTTTAGCAATGTCACGCAGAACATTTTTATGTTCCTTCTCAAAGAACTCTGCTACAAACAAACTATCCACTCTTGCCGTATCTTTGGTGTCGGCAAACACACCATATTGATCTTTAGGTATTAATTCTCTCATCAGAATTACCTCCTTAAATTTTTTTGGAGGTCTTGACCTCCTACCTGGTAGCCTTGGGAGAAGGTCAAATCTGACGATTTTTATATTCTTGTTCCAATTTTTTTGTTGCTCGTTTTAACTTCTGAGTAATGTTGTTTTCATCAGCACCTATGGAGCTGGCATATTCACGGATTGACATACCGTCTATGCGAACGGCGATAAACATATCCGCCCAATCTTCTTTTTTACCAAGTACCTTGCGTATCCATTTACAAACATCCTCGTACTCGTATTGGTTAGAACGCTCTATTTCTTGAGAGTTATCTGCAAATGTATCCATAACATCTGTTTCATCTTCAGCCTGATCATCTTTACGATATGGAGTCTTCGGATTGCCAAGATGCCTATGATAGCGGCGCCAGTGGTTGTATTCTTTGGCATTCATAAGATCGAACATTTCCTGCAAAGTCTCACAACGCTTAACTTCTGCTTTCTTTTCAGGCTTTGCCTCTGCAAGACGCTGCTCATAGTCGATGTCCAGCATAACGCTGTAATCTCCATCTGGAATTTCAATTGTGGTGTAGTTCTTGTGACCGTTTTTGATGTTGTCTTCATATAAAACTCGAATCTTCATAAAGTATTCCTTTCCGTCCTGACATTGGGCGGCGGAATACAAAAAGAGCCTGTGATGAAGATGACCACAGACTCCGCTTGTCCTAAAAAAGGGCACACGAAATTACGGTGGGTGCATCTTCATTCCAAACACAGTCTTTATCACTGTGTTCTGAACTCTTATGCATCCCGCCGTCCGTATGCGCATCTCGGACATTGAGATTTTATTTCAGGAGGTTTGTCCTCCTGTTATGGTAATGATAATACTTTTACTTTTTTTGCCCGTTGAATAAACTTCAACAGCAAAAAGCCTTAATAATCGTTAAACTTTAGTTCTTAACTTAGAAAATCCACTGATTTCGAAGATCACTTTCCTGCAAATAGTGTTTTTGAGAAAAAAAAAAAGGAACAGTGCATATTTTCATATACACTGTTCCTTTTTTAAGAATAAATGTCGCTTTTATGACTAACGACAAATGAAATCTGATGAACTAACTTCATCAAAAAAAAGTTTAAAAATTAGACCGGACATATAATCCAGTCTAATCAGTAAATTATAGAC